AAAGTACATCAAAACCCCTGAAACCAACAAGTGCTCCATATATCTTCGAAGGGTCGGACGGATACAGATGGAAATATCTTACTACCATTACTCCAGCCCAAGCAGTACGATTTCTAACCGATCAATGGATGCCAGTAAAGACTCTGGGTAACATTCCAAATGATGGCAGCACACAATGGCAAGTTGAACAGACCGCTACTGGTAATTCTATCGACAGTTTCATAGTCGAAAATAAAGGTGTCGGATATGCGGCAGTTTTAGATGATACGCTGGTTGCTGCCACGGCGAACACTGTCACTCTTTCTGCGGCTGCGTCGCCTGTTGATAACTATTATGTAGGATATACTATTCATATTACTGCCGGAACAGGGTTTCCGCAAGCTCCGAAAGTAATCACCGCATATAACGGAACCACAAAAGTTGCGACCCTGGCAAATAACTGGACCGTGATACCAGATTCATCTACAGAGATTCAAATTAGACCTACTATCACCGTGTCTGGTAATGGATCTGGTTTAATTGCCAAAGCCGAAGTAGAGACAGCACCGGGACCTAATCAATATAAAGTGGTGGGAGTCACGATTCTAAATGCCGGAACGGGCTATACATATGCCTCAGCTTCGGTTACAAGCGGTTCGGTCGGAACCGGGGCGCTGGTAAGACCGGTTATTGCGCCTATCAATGGGCATGGTGGCGACATTGAAAGAGAGTTAAATGGCATATATGTCATGTTAGTAACCAGACTTTCTTATAATGAAGGTGACGGAGATTTTCCTATTGCTAATGATTATAGACAAATCGGACTTATTCGTGATATACGAGATGCTAACGGAGATTTATCCAATGCAAACACACGAATGGCATCAAGTAAACTTTTGGTTGATTCGGTAACTCCAGGAATTGGCGGAAACTTTGCGCCAGATGAAGACATTGTTGGAGTCCTCGGACAAAATGTTGCCGTTGGAAAATTATTACAATATACCGAGACATCCCCCGGAGAAGGAGAGCTTGCTTTCATCCAGGATAATATAACAGGACATGCTCAATTTCTCGATGGTATGACTATCTCAGGTTCAATATCAGGAGCTTCTGCTACGGTAAAAGTAACGGGCGTGGTCGGTCCAGAAATCTTAAAATATTCCGGAGACATTTTGGCGGTTGAACATAGAAGACCCATTCTTAGAGCTAATGATCTTATAGAAGACATACGAATAGTAGTCAAGTTTTAGGTATAAATAAAATCATAATATAGACATTTAGTATGCCAAAGATAGACCTAAAGCAAGCCCCATACTTCAATGACTTTAATGAGAAAAAGAAGTATTATGATATATTGTTTCGTCCCGGCAGAGCGGTTCAGGTCAGAGAGTTAAATCAACTACAGACTCAACTGCAAAAACAAATCTCGCGTTTTGGTTCTCATGTCTTTAAGAATGGAGCGCAGGTCCTTCCCGGCGGACCAGATTCTATCAAATATGATAATCAAGTTGGTTTTGTTAAAATTCCAAAAACCAATAATGCAAACACACTCCAAGAATTAAAAATTAATTATCTGAATCAAGAGTTTGTTTCCGCAAATGGCGTTGAAGGAAAAATCATTGGCGTAAGAGCGGCAGATACCTTAGACGAAGCCCGATTGTTTGTAAAATATACCAAAGGCGGCGGAACCGGACTCAATGAAGGAAAATACCAGACTCTACAGCCACTTGAAACATTTACTATACCATCAAATTCTGTTTCGGCTACTGTTGCTCCTGCTGGTATAGGAGTTTGTGCATCGGTTACGGTAGACGAGAGTGTGTATTACTTTGATGAAAGGTTCATTCTCGTAGACAAGCAAATTATATTTCTAGTTCCTGATGATCCAGAAAATCAAGCATCTTGGAATGACAGACCAACTGCAAAAGTTGGGTTAGAAATTATCGAATCTGTTATAACATCCAACGAAGATTCTAGTTTGCTAGATAATGCAAATGGAACGGAAAACTTTGCTGCTCCTGGTGCAGATAGATTAGCAATTTCAGCTAATCTAGTTCAAAGACCGATTGACGATTCTGAAGAATCAAATAATTTTATTGAATTACTCAAAGTAGTGAATGGAGTGATTCAGATCAAAGTAATAAGAACTGAATATTCTGTTCTTGAAGATACTTTAGCAAGAAGAACATTCGATGAATCTGGAGATTACACAGTAAATCCTTTCCTCGTAAATGCAAAACCATTTCTTATAGAAGACGATAATGGCGGAGTCCATGCCATAGAAGAATATTATTATGAAACTCAAGCGGAAGCCGCAGAGGCAGCAGAGAAAATTTTCGGTATTTCCGGAGCATCAAACGCTCCGTTAGCTCCAGCTTTTTGGTTGCCTGGAGCCACATATGACGAGTTTTTAGCGGCGGCAAGAAGTAAACTATCTCTAATTGTTGAGCCAGGAAAAGCATATGTTAAAGGATATGAAATTCAAAAACTTGCTCCCACCGTCGTTGATGTAGATAAAGCGAGAGATTTGCGATATGAAATAAACAAATCCATATCATGCGATATAGGAACACACTATCTAATCACGAATGTTTTGGGCATTCCTAACTTTGAAGACTATGAAACAGTGAATTTATATTCGCAGAGAGTAGTAACTCCAGGAGACGAACCACTTGATCAAATAGGTACCGCAAAAGTGCTTGGAATAGAATATGTGAGCGGTACGCACGGCACAACAACAGCAATTTACAAACTATATCTTTTTGATGTAAAAGCATTGCCCGGAAAAGACCTAACTCAAGTTAAGTCATTATACACCACTTCTATTACATTTACAGCAGACACGGTATTAGAAAATTTCAGACTTATCGGATCGGTTAAGTCTGGTGGCGCTAATAAAATTTTGGGCGTTGGTACTTCATGGGTTACTGACGAAACTCAAAAACTTTCTGTAGGCGACTACATTCGCACGACCAACACAATAGGCAACAATCTATTCAGAGTCACTAACGTCATTTCGGATACAGAAATTGATGTGACGCCTTCAGTGCCGCCGCAGGTTGATGATCAATCACATTTTTTAGCCTATTCACTACTCAAGGGCTTATCTTCGGAAAACGGACTGATATACCGCTTACCTAACGATAACATTTTTACCATAAGAGGAAATGCCCAAGATAACATAGTACCGACAGCTGTTCTTTCTTCCTATTCGGTTAGAAGAATTTATGAAACAGTGAACGTATCTGGGGGCAATTTACAACTTCCAACACTAGGACCAGGAGAACAATATGCTGATTATTCTCCGCTAGATTATGTTGCGGTCAGCAAATCGAATGGTGATTGGCTTCCCTTAGTTGCTGGAACGGGAACATATGGCGTTGAGGTTCTCGGCGCAAACGTTACGATTCATGATGTGGATCCTTCTGCTTCTGGATATTATGTTATTGCAACAGTAAGAAAAACTTCAAACCAAGCAAAAGAAAGATCTAAAACACTCATTCGAGACTTTACCATAACAAGTGCACCAAACGCATCTGACCTATCTCGCTTCTCTTTAGGCAAAGCCGATATTCTGGCTCTGAAGAAAGTTTATATGTCGAGCGATTTTACAACTACGCCAACAATATTGGATCAAGATATAACTGATAGATATTTTCTTGATAATGGACAGCGAGATTATATCTATGACATCGGCAGTATTGTTCTCAAGCCAAGACAGCCTAGACCGACTGGAAGAATTCTAGTAATATTTGATTATTTTACTCATGGTAATGATGGTAATTATTTTTCTGTAGATTCATATCCATTCAAAGGTCCTGGTGCTAACATGACCTATGATGAGATTCCTGTTTACAACTCTCAGTCTACTGGAGGAAGATTTGACCTTAAATCGTCAATAGACTTTAGACCAAGAGTAACAGAACCTGATGCAAATGCGTTTGCATATAATTCTGAATTGCCAAGGGGTCAATTTATATGCAATTATCATTTCTACTTAAACAGAATAGATAAACTATATCTCGATAAAACCGGAGAATTTAGAGTTGCTAAGGGAAGTCCTGATGTATTTCCATCTGCGCCAGAAGATGTTCCATCTGGAATGACAATATATGAATTATTCATGCGGGCATTTACTGCAACTCCGGACGATTGCGTTCGTAGGTTCGTAGACAATCGACGCTATACAATGTCTGACATAGGAAAATTAGATAGAAGACTTAAAACTCTTGAGTACTATACTGCATTATCTTTGTTAGAAAAAGAAACTAACTCCCTTTTAATCACAGATTCTAATGGAAATACCAGATTTAAAAATGGATTTATTGTAGATAATTTTTCTGGGCATAATGTTGGTAATGTTCAAAGTGTAGATTATCGTTGTTCTATTGATATAGAAAACAACGAACTGCGGCCGCAGTTCTACGAAGATAATATCAATCTCATAGAAAAAAATTCTCTTGAGCCAAACCCAGTTATCAGACAACAGCTTAGAGAAGTTGATAATTATCAAGTGACCGGAGACGTGTTTACGTTGCCATACACTAACGTGACACAAACCGAACAAGTTTTATGTTCAAAAGTATCAAATATAAATCCCTTCGCGGTATTCACGTTTGTTGGAAGAGTAAAGTTGACTCCATGGAGCGACGAATGGCGAGATACAGTTACCCGGCCTAGGCTATTGGTAGAAGATAATAATTCATTCGATACCATCAGAGCGGGATTGCAAGCACAGGGCACTATCTGGAATGATTGGGTCAATAACTGGACAGGCAAAGAAATAAGAACAAAGAACACTAGTAAAATAGTCGGCAGAGGACCTAATGGTCCAGACCGGCAACACGGACAAGCATGGCCTATTTGGAGACAGAATTTTACTCAAGTCACAGAGGTTCAAACAGGAGAAAGAATTCGCTCTGGTATCATTCAAGAAGCCAGACCAATGGGAACCATCGAAACATCTCTGGGTTCGCGTGTAGTTGACCAATATGCAGCGCCGTTTATTAGAACGAGAACAGTTCAATTTGAAGGTAAGGCATTTCTGCCTAATACAAGAGTATACCCGTTTTTCGATAGAGTTAACGTCTCACAATTCTGCCGACCCACTGGAGGAAATTTAGGAGATCCTCTAATTACAAACGCAACCGGACAAATTACCGGCGAATTTGTAATTCCAGCAGGCAGATTTGAAACCGGCGACAGAGTTTTCAGATTGACTGCATCGGAAACGAATAGCACTTCACCAGCTCCTGCTAGTTTTGGAGAAACCATATATAGCGCAAAAGGAGTGATTCAAGTAGAGCAAGAAACGGTATTGTCTACTAGACAATTTCAAATCGTATCCGTTCCTGTTACTGAGAGAGAATCCATTAGACAAGTAGATCGCTTTCAAATTCCGGGAGCAATTGTCAGGGAAGATCCAATAGCACAAAGTTTTTCTGTTACCGATAAGGGCGGATGTTTTGTTACTGCAATTGATATATTTTTCTATAGTAAAGATCCTGTCGTTCCTGTTAAATTACAGATTCGACCTCTAGGTCCTGAGGGATCGCCCATGAATGTTATTGTTCCTTTTGGTGAAGTTATTAAAGAAGCCAGTGAAGTTATAACAAATGTCGTCGATCTGCAAGCAGGAACATTAACTGTTTCTGGAGCTGGCGGACCATGGCCGAATCTTACCACAGGAATATCTAATGCTTCAGGAACTCCTATCACATCAAATACTCCAATTCAACTATCGGCAAATCCTGCCGCCGATATGATTCCTACTCGGTTTACATTCGATTCTCCGGTATATCTAAAAGAAGGAGAAGATTATGCATTTGTCCTGCTTGCAGATACAACAGCATATAATGTTTGGGTGTGCCAATATGGTCCTGATATCAGTGGACGAGGCGATATCACATTTAGGGACGAAGGGACAATCACAATCAACACTGAAATAGGCACCGAAAACCCAATTCAAAAAGATCCTTACTTCAACGGAATCTATTTCAAATCTGTAAACGGAAGATCTTGGGTTCAAGATCAAACTATCGATATTAAATTTAAAATTTATAAAGCGCAATTTGATACATCTTCCACTGGAATAATCGACTTTGTAAATGATGTTCTTCCTTTGAGAAGAATGGATGCAGATCCTTTCATCACTAAAGCAGGAAGCTCATTAGTTAGAATTAACCATCCAAATCATGGTATGGTGCTTTCTTCTCCAATCTCTTCTAAAGTTGCATTTGAACTAAACTATGATGTTCGACTCACAGGAACGGTGAACAGTAGCGGAACTACTGTAACAGGAACTGGAACACAATTTCTTTCTGAATTGGTTGTTGGTTCTATAATTAAAGATCCCGTATCTGGCGAACAAAAAAGAGTGACAAATATCTCTTCGAACACCTCTCTTACTATTGCAAGTGCGTTCACAACCAATTTGACTTCTGCATCTATTCTAGGAACAAGCTATTCAGTTCCTACTGGATCCAATTTAGCCGGATTCAATGTTGAGCATCTATTATCCTTAAACGGATTTGAATTAGTTCACGTAGAATTGGATAGCTATATCATTGATGTTGGCACAAATGCAACCGCATCGGGCTTTTTCGGCGGATCTGGGTGGATGTGCACGGAAAATAAGAGCGTTCACACTCTTCATGTTATTTCATCAAATTTGGTTTTATCTGAAACAACGCTAAGGGCACAGGCATCATTAACTCTGGGCAAGGGCGTTCATAATGATTCCACTGTAGCATATAACGTAGAACCATACAGAACAATAGAATTAAATAGAAATGTGAATCTTGAAAGACCTGCACTTGTCTCTTCTTACATTAATGAATTTAATTTAACCGATCCTGTGCCGGGACCATCAACCGTAAATCCAACAGAATTTTTCACTGACGGATCTACCGCAGACAAGAAATCATTCAAGCTGCGTTTGGTTCTCAGAAGCACCAATTCAAACGTCTCTCCGGTGATCGATTCCGCGAGACTAAGTGCTGCTGTTATTTCGAATAGAATAGATTCACCAGAAAGATATTCATCTGGCGGCATAAATCTACTCGAATATGGAACACATGACGATTTCGTAGTTGCTCCAACTACTATTTCTCCGGCGGTTGCTACCACGGCGAACTTAATATATTTTTATAACGATACATCTGGACCTAATAGAGGAAAAATTAAGACAGACGATGGCAATCTTGCAAGCCATATGTCAAAAATTGATGAAGGAAAATATCTGCTGATTTCCGGAAGTGCGAATAACTCTCATAATACAAGTGATGGTTTTAGGGTTGTTTCTGTTAGTTATGATCCCACTGCGATGACCGACAAATGTGTAGTGGTGCTAGATACTACGTTTACGGGTGCTTCAGGAAATGATCCAGCAAACCTCACTCTTACTCAGAAAGATAGATTTATAGATGAATTAGCGCCATTGGGTGGTTCTGCTTCTGCAAAATATGTTATGAGGAGATTTACTCTTGCAAGACCATCAAATGCACTAAGAATTTCTTTTTCTGCGTATAGGGATATTGATTCGGAAATCGAAGTTTATTATAAACTACTCAGGGAGGATGAAAATAGACCGTTTGATGAGATTCCATATCAAAGAGCAGAATTTAATGCGGAAGTCAATGGTACTATCGTAGCTTCTGCTCCTCTGGCAAACACATCTCCAGATCAATTTAGTGTATATGAAAGTAATATAAATCAATTGCCAGCTTTCATTGCAGTTGCTGTAAAACTGGTAATGAAGGGAGGCAATCCAGCAAAACCGCCGAGGATTAAAGATTTACAAGTAATTGCTATTGATGAATAACATGAAGCCTAGATTCTATAAAGTTGAGAATGAACCCGGTTTAGTTAGAGATGCAGAAAGTAACGGAATTATTCATGTTGACGATGCAACATATAAAGCATATAAGTTAGCAAGAGATTTAGAAAAACAAAAGAAATTAAAAGAAGAAATGTTGAATAATAGAATAAATAACCTAGAGAATGATATATCTGAAATAAAATCCTTACTGAAGGAGCTAATAAGTAAACACTAATGGGACTAATACAAGTACCAAATACTTTTTCATGGGAACTCTGGAGGCAGCGAACAAATCTATTAGGACAAGCTGTAGGAGATTTCGATTTATTAGATGCATCAATAGTTGCAGCAATTGCACCTAATGTTGATATTGTTCATGCGCTGAATCATGTTCTTACTCAAACAGGAACAGGTCAGCGAAGTGTATTAATCAGAGCTATAGCGATGTCATAATATGATAGGAGAATTCAAAAATTCAAATTTTCCAGGAATACCATACGGAATTCATACCGATCCTAATAATGGGTTTACTACGATCTATACTGCTCCAGCAGGAAAGGCTTCGTATATAATTCAACTCGATATTGCATCCACAGGAAACACGGGCGTTCAAATCTCCGTTCGAGTGGTTGATGCCAGTGCAGCAAATTCCGCACTTCTCGTTAAAAATGCTCCGGTTCCGGTTGGTTCAGCAATTCAGATTATAGATGGACAGAAAGTTGTACTAGAAGAAGGCGATAAATTAGAGGTTCGGTGCGACACCAGCGGAGAAACCGTTGATGCTATTTGTTCTTTGGTAGAAGACGTGAACGGATAAAATATGTCTTATATCGGAAACGGACGCACAGTATTGATTTTTGCGAATAATGTTCGTGATGATATAACTCCAGATGGAGTAAACTCGACCTTTACATTATCACAAGAAGTTCCCGGAGGATATGAAGAGAATGTTGTTGTTGTTAGATCAAAATACCTCAGAGAAACACTCGTTCAGGATAGTGATGCGATTGCATTTGATGGTGTAAACCAGAAGATAATTTCTACCGATCCGGTTGTTTCTGCCGCTCTTTCACTAGTAAGACCCGAGATTACAGGCATTTTTACAGGCGACAAGGTTCATGTTTCCGGAGCTGTCAATTCAAATAATAATGGTATCTTTAATGTTATTCCAAATGGTGTATTTTTTGATGGAAATACCACCGAAATACAAATTCTGGGTACTATATTAGTGAACGAAGCCGCAGGCGGGTCGATTACTGTCGAGCGCGGTGTCATCGGACCGTGGGAGGTTCTCGAACCAGGAATTGATTATACTATACAAGGTGTTGGACTTGAATATAACAAACTCATAACATTCAGCGAAATTCCACAGATAGATGACAGAATTTATGTTGTGCATAAAGGAGATGCCACATATAATTTTGTACCGTCTCCTAACTCAGTTGGACCAGATCAACTTCAGCACAATCTCAGAAATTTTGTTTGTGATAGATTTACTGGAGATGATGTCACAACTCAATTTGCACTATCTCAAAGTGCCGTTAACTCACGTGCAATTATAGTAACCGTAAACGGACTGGTCAGTGATGGCGATGATCCTGATAATTCTTATGTTGGAGACTGGGAATTAAATAACACAGGCGATGAAATTGAATTTCATGTTGCACCCGAAGCCGGAGCAGATATCCGCATATTACATCTAGGTTTTTCGACCATTTCTCGCAGAGCTACTCTTTCGCCCGGACAACCCGGTACGATTCCCCCAAATAGTATCAATAATCCCATGCTTCAGTCGAATTCTGTCACGGATTCGAAAATCTTGAATGTTTCTGGCACAAAGTTATTTGCCGATTCTGTCGATGAAACAAAAATACTACTTAACAACAATCAAGCCCTCAGAGGCAGAAAACTCGACACCACAGCTCAAAATCTAATCAAAATAAATGCAGCAAACAATACCGAAATAGAAGCCGCAGAAGATCTGTTATTAGGACAAGGTGGCTCCGCGAGAGTTAGATTAACTTCTACTTCCTTGCGTCCTGTTACTGATCTTGGTGGAGATTTAGGATCGCCTACACACAGATGGAAAGACTCTATATCTGAACGAGTGATTTCAGATCAAGTCGAAACAAACTCTCTCACCGTATCAGGAAATATATCAGTAACCGGAACGGTGGATGGAGTCGATGTCTCAAACTTACAGGCCCAAGTAAATGCCCTGATACCGACCGGAGTGATATTAATGACAGCCAGATCGAACGCATCTCCTGGATTTTTATTGTGCGATGGATCTGCCGTATCAAGAACAACATTCGCCGATTTATTTGCTGCTATAGGAACCACATATGGTCCAGGAGATGGAGTTACCACATTTAATCTTCCTGATTTAAGACAAAGATTTCCTTTAGGTAGGGCTGTCTCTGGTACCGGAAGTATTCTTGGACAATCCGGAGGAAATATCGACCATGTTCATGTCGGCGGATTACATTCGCATAATATGAATCACACGCATACTGTTCCCGGACACCATCATACGCACAACACCGCTCTTGGTACAGATTTAAGAATTGAGACTGCCACCGGAACACATTTTCACAGTTTGAATGATCATACCCATGGAATAAATATTGCGATTTCTGGCAATCATACGCATGACATCAGTGTTAATACCGGAGGAGCACATAACCATACAACGAGAGGTTCTACAACAGAGAGCGGAACCAATCCTATAAGATTTCCTAGATTTACGGGCAGTGGTAACAAAGCGGATTTTGATTTTCCTGTTAATAATTCTGGCAGTGACATTAACAATGGTGCTCATAGTCATACACTGACACAAAATCCGTCGGGCGCACATACACATGCCGCTACTATATTGGGTTCGGGAGCTGCCACTACCGACACCAGTGGAGCACATACACATCCATCATCGTCTTTTGCTGGGAGAGTTGGTAGAGTTACCGGTGCTCCTGATGGAAATAATGATTTAACTACAAACAGTATTAGCACACCAAACACAGACGCCGCCGGTGCAGTGGCCACATCAGCCGCTAATCCTCCGTTTTTGGTGATAAATTATATGATAAAGACGTAGGTTAAAGTGGCAAAGTATATTGGAAGAAATAATCCGTATGGAGTGTTCGAAAAACAGGTTTTTACACCTGATAATATAACTACGCAATTTTCTCTCAATTATCAAGCGGGCAGTGAAACATCGCTGCTGGTAATATATGGAGGAGAAGTTCAAGAGCCTGGAATCGATTATACATTATCTAACGGTGGCAGTGATATTGTTTTTTCTTTCGTTCCGCAGATCGGATTTAACTTATATATAATATATCTAGGGCGGGAATTAGCAGTCCCTACGGGCGGCGGTGGTGGTGATTTTATCACAAATGAAGTTCCAATTGGACTTATTAATGGAATAAATAAAACGTACTCGACGAGTTTTAATTATTTGTCGGGCACGCTTAAAGTTTTTCAAAATGGATTGAGAATGGCTCCTGGGGCTACTAATGATTTTATCGAAATTAGTGCAAATGTTTTTGAATTTAATATAGCTCCTAGTATCGGTGATATAATAATAGTAGACTACGAGAAGGCATAATATATGGCAGCAACAAAAATTCGCGGGAATAAGCAAATAATCGACGGCACAATTTTAGATGCTCAGATTTCGGCATCGGCAGCAATTGCCACGTCTAAGTTAGCACAAGGAGCCGATTTTCTTTTAAGAAACGGATCTGTAGCTCTTACCGGCAACTTAAATGCTAACTCAAATAAAGTTACTAACCTTGCAGCTCCTACCAACGCTACAGATGCAGCTACCAAATCATATGTAGATGCTCTTTCTGTCGGCTTGGATTTTAAGCCGTCTGTTCGCGCTGCTTCGGTTGCCAACCTAACTCTTTCGGGCGAGCAAACTGTTGATGGAGTAGCTCTTGTTGCAGGCGACCGAATTCTCGTAAAAAATCAAACCACTGCACAAGATAATGGCATTTATGTAGTAGCAACAGGAGCGTGGTCCAGGGCAGACGATGCCGATACTTCGGATGAAGTAACTTCAGGAATGTTCTGTTTCGTCGAAGAAGGAACAGTCAATGACAATACCGGCTGGGTGCTTGCGACCAACAATCCTATCACACTGGGAACTACGCCACTTTCGTTTGTCAAATTTTCGAGTGATGGATCGGGAGATTCCACAACTGTTGTAAACCTAGGAGCCGGGGGAGTCGGAGTATTTAAAGAACTTTCCGGAGCTGAAATTCGCCTCAGAAATATTAACTCAGGTGATGGTAAAGTCACCGTCACTCTCGATAACGCTAATGATGAGATCGATCTTGCAATCGGCGCAGGAACGCTTGTAAACGCAGACATAAGTGCTTCTGCTGCAATCGCTAGAACAAAACTAGCATCCGGTTCGGCTCATAGAATTGTAGTAAACAACGGCTCCGGTGTACTATCGGATGCTGCGGCAATTACTGCTGATCGAGCTTTGATTTCCGATTCAAATGGAATTCCTGTACATTCTTCAGTTACAGCAACCGAATTGGGTTACGTTGCAGGTGTTACGTCTGCAATTCAGACTCAATTGAACGCAAAACTTTCTGCATCAAATCTAATAGTGCGGGAAACTCCTTCAGGAGCGGTAGACGATGTGAATACCACATTCACTTTGGCAAACACTCCTGTTGCTAATACAGAGGAAGTTTTCTTGAATGGTCTCCTTCAAGAACCAGGATCCGGAAATGATTACACCATCTCCGGTGCAACTATTACATTTGAAACTGCTCCCAATACTGGAGATAGAATCAGAGTATCATATAGAGTTGCTTAATAAGTAACTTAAAAATATGAACGGCAAGGTTATGTTTTCTTGACATTCCTTGCCGTTTTTCATAAATAATAAAGATAAATTAACTATATGGCAACTAAAGTAAGAGGAGACATTCAGATAATCAACGGAAGCATTAAAAATGCTCAGATTGCTTCCGACGCTGCAATTACCACCAACAAACTTGCCGACGGATCCAATTTTTTACAGAGAAATGGATCTGTTGCCCTCACCGGAAACTTAAATGCTAACTCGAATAGAATAATCAACCTTGGTGCTCCGAGTGCAGCTAATGATGCTGTTACTAAATCCTATGTCGATCAGCGGACATTTTCAAAATCTTCACCAGCATTGGCAACAAGAGCCGTATCTGAATGGACAACAAGAACAAGTGCTGCTGATAATTCCTGGATATCAATTTGTTGGAGTCCTCAATTAAATCTATTCGTTGCAGTAGCAGCATCAGGAACCGGCAACCGAGTGATGACCAGTCCTGACGGAATCACCTGGACAACAAGAACAAGTGCTGCTAATAATGACTGGCAGTCCGTTTGTTGGTCACCAGAACTAGGACTTTTTGTTGCTGTGGCAATAACAGGAGCCGGCAATCGAGTGATGACCAGTCCTGACGGAATCACCTGGACAACAAGAACAAGTGCTGCCGATAATCAGTGGAGAAGTGTTTGTTGGTCACCAGAACTAGGACTTTTCGTCGCAGTCGCTACATCAGGAACCGGCAACCGAGTGATGACCAGTCCTGACGGAATCACCTGGACAACAAGAACAAGTGCT